CTATACTGAACAAGAATAACTACGGATATATTTCTCCTGCCGACTTTAACTTATATGCTAAGCAAGCACAGTTAGAAGTGTTTGATGAGTACTTCAGTGACTACAACAAGACGGTTACTATGGAGAATTTACGTAGATCGGGTAGTGACTATGCAGATTTAGGTCAAGCGTTGGCTGAGACTATGGAGTATTTCCTTGTCTCTAACTATCTTATTAAATCTACGGCAAATAATTTCTTCATACCCTCTATCATTACTACGGGTGATGAGGCTTATATGCTTAGCAGACTTTCTACTTATACCACTTTGATTAGAAACTCTACTAACACGACAGTGTTGGTTGGAAGCCTTGTGGATTCAGCAGCTAACTTTATTACATTAGGCGTTCAAGTTGGAGACATTGTCTCTAATGCAACAACTAACCAAGTAGCTACGGTAACAACTGTAACAAGTGCTACATCATTGGTGTTGAGTAAAAACATATTCCCATCTTCGGGTGTTGGTTATTTTATTTATTCAGCAGCAAACGTGAAAGACTTAGAGAAGGTTAGCTCAGGTAAGATTACCATGCTTAACAACTCAATGCTTACAGCTCCTTCGCTTATGTTCCCTGCTTATACGCAGGAGAGTTCAGCGTATAGAATTTACCCTGCATCTATAAGCAATCCCGGTCAGGTTCAGGCGGTATACTTTAGATACCCTAAAGATCCTAAGTGGACATATGTTACCTTGTTGGGTGGTGAGCCATCTTTTGACCAATCACAGCCTGACTATCAAGACTTTGAGATGCCTATTGATGATGAGTTCAGATTGGTAATGAAGATACTTCAGTACTGTGGTGTCTCAATTAGAGAGGCGCAAGTTACTCAATTTGCTATAGCAAAAGAACAACGTGAGCTTCCTACATTTAGCCAACAACAATAATAGAATATGGCATATATTTCAGACTATCAATACTACGAGAACAATGGCAACTCTCCTCAAGATGCTAATTGGGGGTCTTATCAATACGTGAGCTTGTTTGATATCGTCAACAACTTTATGTTGATGTACGCAGGCAACCATTCTCTTATCAATAATGAGGAGCGTTATAAGGTCTTGTTCCACGCTAAGCGTGCTGTTCAAGAACTTAACTACGATGCCTTCAAAGAGATTAAGGTATTAGAGCTTAGCGTATGTGACGAGCTTAGATTTGTTCTCCCTCCTGACTATGTCAATTGGGTTCGTATCTCTTTGTATAAGGATGGATACTTACGTCCATTGAGTGAGAACATTCAAACGCTTTCATCTAACGCTTATCTTCAGGATAACGACTGTAACATTCTTTTCGATCAGGATGGTAACATCTTGAGACCTCAGAACTCTACCATTGACCTTGATAGAATTAGAGGTACTAAGAAAAGTATATATCTAAATCCGGGGAATCAGTTTGACAATCAAGAAGGTTGGTGCTGTGATGGCATTTGGTATTTTGATTATGCTATTGGTGCTCGCTTTGGTTTGAATACAGAGACGGCTAATTTTAATCCTACCTTTAATGTAAATCAAAAGGCAGGTGTTATCAACTTCTCTTCCCATATGTCGGGTGAGTTATGTATCCTTGAGTATATCTCAGACGGCATGGAGGGTGGCGACAACTCGCTGATCTCTGTAAACAAATTATTTGAGAAGTATGTGTATGCATATATCCAAGCGGAGATACTAAGCAGCAAACTTGGTGTACAGGAATACGTGGTGATGAGAGCGAGAAAAGAAAAGACTGCCTTACTTCGTAATGCAAAAATTAGAATGAGTAATATTCATCCGGGCAGATTGCTAATGAATCTCCGTGGTATGGACAAGATGATAAAATAATATGGCAAACCTCACGAGGAATTTTGTAGCGGGCAAGATGAACAAGACGTTCGATGAGCGTGTCGTTCCTGCCGGAGAATATATCGACGCGTTAAACGTGCGTATGGGGTCTACTGAGGAGTCTGAGGTGGGTGCTCTTGAGAATACCAAGGGTAATCTTCCCCTTACTACATTGATGTATGAGGGTCAGGTATTGAGTAACGATGCTCGATGCATAGGTGCTTTTCAAGATGGAGCCAACGAGACTATTTATTGGTTTGTTCATGATCCCGACTTTCCGTTGGGCAATACAGGTAAACTTGACCTTATCGTATCTGTCAATGTCCTTACCTCAACACTAACGTATCACGTTATTAGTATTGATGATGGCGATAGTGTTAATACCACGCTGAACTTTAACCCTACTTACTTAATTACAGGTATTGACAAGGTAGACAACTTATTGTTTTTTACAGATGACTACAACCCTCCACGTTTTATAAATGTGAACAGGTCGTATGCTCTTCCTAACGCATTTTATTTTGATGATGCATTATTAAAAGAGGCTCTTCATGTAATTAAAAAGCCACCGCTTGCAGCTCCTACTGTTATTCCATATATTACCCCCGGTGATGAGCAGTTCATGGTTGACAGATTTATATGCTTTGCATACCGTTACCGTTATGCTGACAATGAATACTCTGCCACTTCACAATGGTCTGATATAGCATTCTTACCTAATCCTTTTGAGTATAGTCTTGACTCTGCCTTAAATGACGGAATGACTAACGCCTTTAATGCAGCTCACATAACTTATGATGCAGGCGGACCGCTTGTTGTTGGTATTGATTTACTATTTAAAGAAGCAAATAGCAGCGTTATCAAAGTAATTGAGAAACTTAACAAGGCTGAGTTAGGACTGCTTGATAATTACTTATATACTTTTGATTTTATCAATAGTAAAATATTTACTATACTTGCTCAGTCTGAGATACTTAGACTGTATGACAACGTACCTCGATTTGCTAAGGCGCAGACTGTTATGGGTAACCGTCTTATGTATGGTAACTACGTTGAGGGGTATAATCTTATTGATGAAAAAGGAAATCCAATAAGGCTTACTTATTCTACAGATTTAATTACAGAAGAGATAGGTAATAGCCTTCTTCCCACATATTCAACAAATGGTAATTACGATTTTAGAGGATTGCCAAATACTATTGCAAGTTCAATAACTATTGTAGAATTATCAGGTGTTGATCTTGTTGAAGGATCATTATTGAATGTTAATCTTACAATTAAGCATGAGTCATTTGATGGTGACACACCATTTCCTTCTGAAACTACTCAGAATACAGACCTATCTTTTTCATTTTATCTTGCTGTATCATACGCCTCGGTATATGACATGGTTACAAGTGCTGAGTTTGTTAATGCGGTAGGAACTGCCGCCAATATACAGCCGATTTACCCGGGTAATTTACCTTGTACAAACGGGACTACTTGGACAGATATTTTTAACTGCGCTATTCCTAATAACTTAAACTCATTGTTTAAGTATGCAAGTGGTATTACAGGTTATTTAAACCAACCCATTGGTATATACTGCGCCCCGGGTGATACGTTTTTTCAAATTCAATTGCCGGCTATGTTATTCATAGATGCATATCCCGCAACTACTAAAGAGGTTGTTGAGTATTACGAGGTGGTAAGCTCTGAAGCTTTTTTTCAAGAGATAGCTAACGCACGAAGTCTTCATAGCAATAGAGGGTATGAGGTGGGTATTGTTTATATGGATGAGTTTAACAGGGCTACCACAGCTTTGGTAAGTCCTATGAATACGGTTTCTGTACCATGTGCAAATTCTCCACTAAAAAATTCTATTCAAGTAACAATACCAATTTCTCAGCGTCCTCCTGCTTGGGCTACTCGTTATAAGTTTGTCATAAAAGCTGATGAAGAGAATTACGACACTATTTATTCAAACATATACTTTCAAGATCCTCTTACCAATTCAACTTACTTTTTAATTGAAGGTGAGAATCCACGCAAGGTTAATGCGGGTGATAGACTTATTGTTAAGGCAGATAGTAATGGTCCAACTCAAGGTTGTGTTTATGCTACAGTACTTGAGAAGGAAGCGCAGCAAGAAGACTTTATAATATTAGCAAACGTAAATGTTCCGGCGGGAACTTACCTGAAAATCAATGCGAATAATTTCTCTGCAACAAGTGATTTAAATTCGTTAATTGCCCCGGGTAATAAGCAGAACTGTAGTTTAAATTTAGCCCTTGACCCTCCGTATGTTTTGTATCCAATGAACATAGAGGATCCAACTACACCGGGAACTTATATAGATTATAACATTCCTGCGGGAAGTAGAATATCAATGAGAATAAAGCAATCTCGTCAGGGTAAACGAGATGGAACAGGGAATTGCGAAAGAAGGATATACACTTTAAATAAAGATTTTATTTCATCTAATAATTACGCCAATATGAAAGATTGGTGGGATGGTGATAACGTAGCTTCCATATTAAATACCGGTATTCAAGATGTAGGTGATTCTATTAATAACTGTCCTATTGGAAATACTTATTTTGCATTTACGGGAGTAGCTCCAATACCATCTAACCCCCTCCCTCCAATCTCTGAATGCGTTAACTACTATCAGTTTTATCGTGACCCTTCAACTAACGCTTTATTCCTATATGTTTCAGGAACATATCCTTGTAGCGGATGGGCAGATGATAACAAAATAAAATCATGTGTTGATGTTAAATTCACTGTAGTTAGAGCAGATACAACTATCATCTTTGAGACGGAGCCTGTAGACACTTTACCTGATGTATTCTTTGAGAATAACTTATCGTTTCCAATAGCAAGTGGTAATCACTTAGGAAACGTGCAGAACCAATTTATTGCAGGTGGCATTCCGGGTATAGTAGATACAGGATTCTTCAACTGCTTTAGCTTTGGTAACGGAGCTGAAAGCTATAAGATAAGAGACTCAATCATTGGCAGAACATTCAACTTGGGTGAGCGTGTGACTACGGTTGCGGCTCAAGACTATAAAGAAGCTGACCGCTTTGCTGACATTACGTACAGTGGCGTGTACAACGACGAGAGTAATGTGAATAAGCTGAATGAGTTTAACCTTGGCTTGCTTAACTTCAAGCCGCTTGAGGATTCCTTTGGACCGATACAAGTATTGGACGCGAGACAGACCGATGTACTCACTCTTCAAGAAGATAAGATATCTTATGTCCTTGCGGGTAAGAACTTGCTCTCAGACTCGGTAGGAGGCGGTGCAATATCATCTATACCTGAGGTACTTGGTACGCAGATAGCACGTACTGAGAAGTATGGCATCAGCTACAACGCTGAGAGCTACGTTCAATGGGGACAAGACCGATTCTTTACCGACGCTAAGCGTGGTGCTGTCATTCAAATGAGAGGTGACGAGACAGGACAGCAGCAGTTGAGAGTGATATCTGAGTCGGGTATGCGTACTTGGTTTAGAGACTTGTTCAACGAGTCTTTCAATACTCAAAAGCTTGGTGGCTTTGACCCGTACTCAAATGAGTATGTGCTTACTTCTAATGAAGAACCTATACCTTCTATTGAGAAGTGTATTGATTGTGGTATCATCAGAACATTCACGGTAGAAGATCCAAAGGGTATTAAGATAAACTACTGCGTTGACTTAGGCTTTGCCGTAGGTGATGTTGTGATTACATACAATGTTATCAATATCGCTCCTACAAAAACCATTAAGATAAATTACGACTACAATGCAACTACAGGGACTACAGGATTTGTAAGCACGTCAGGTAGTATAACCTTTAATAAAAATACCAACGCTGTAAACTTTGTAGACATTGAGATTATAGCAAATGGTCAAGTAACCTTAGAGGTTATCGTTGCCTGTCCTATACCAAGTATATTAACATTGGTCGAGGTTGTGTTGACAAATAATAGCGATGCAGGTCAGACTATTCACGCTGAGTATTCATATACCGACACGCCATATGTATCTCCTGTTCAGTCTAACCTTGTCACTTTTGTGAGCGGGACATCAAACCCTCTTATCTCAAGGTTTAACTCTGTGTCAGGTGCTCAAGGCACAGCAGGTATCCCTACTGACGGAAGCATCATGACTATCGCTACTAATAAGATAGGGACAGACACGTTTGTATTTAACCCTGCAACAGACAAGTTTAAGTACTTACGTACCAATACTGCTTATACTAATACACCGGGAAGTATAGCTACTCTGCTATCGTTAGCTAATACGGCTACGCCTCTATTGGGTGGGGGAACATACAACTACGCCAACTTCAACGCAGGCTCAGTGTCCGACTTCCTGTATCTCATTTGGGATTTCAGAACCTCAACACCTGTTGAGCTTTGCTATTCAAATAGGGATTTAGATGAAGTATGTTGCTCTTGCACATCTTGTGAAAACCCTTGCTCTGCTTGGGATGTTTATGCAGGTGTAAACTTGACGATTGGATACTACTCCTGCGATTTGAATGTGTATACTCAAACGGTAGTGCTTGCAGGGGCGTCGTTTTCATTCTGTGCCCGCAGTTGGTACACCCCAACAATAATAACAGGAGAGGGTAGCTTGGAATTAGTTCAAGAATGTGGTTGTCCTCTACTATAAAAGATATAAATTATGCCAACAACTTATTACATAAACGGACCAACACTCAGCTCATCGACAGCGGTCTTTACAAACGCTGCCATGACAACCTGTGCCCCTGACGGATACTACGCAGACGGACCTATCGTGCGTCAACAGGTGGGATGTGTCCTACTTGCTGAACAAGAATGCCCTTTCTGCGGAGTTGACTGTGGAGAGTCTTCATTTGACGGGCCTGTAAACCAAGGCGTGTACTACATGAGCGTTAACTTAGGCTCAACAGTAGGCCCTGTGATTATAAGTTTTGACCCATTAAACTACCCCAATGGAATTGAAGTCACCTTTGATAGCACGGTATATAATACTGTCGTATCTCCTTTCTTTGGCCCTCTATCCGCTCCTGCAGGTCTTCCTGTCTTTGTTGGATTGGACACTCAAGATTGCGGTATTGTTGGTACACATACTTTAGAGGAGTATGAGTTTAGAAGCGACTTGTCGTTTCACGACTTAGGGACTACTGATGTGGTTAATATTGCTGCCTCACAGATGAACCTTACATGGACGTCACCGGGAGTTTGCGTGATGGTAATACCAAAGCCATTCCCTACACCCAATACATTATTGGTAAAGGTAATATCACCCTGCGGGCTTGACTCAGTTGCGTTTAGTGTTGCGTGTCCTGAACTTGAAAACGTAGTAGTAATACCCGGAAGTGCGGGAGGATCTGAAGAGTTGATATGTGGGTACGAGGTAGATACAATATTCTACAACTCAATACCTGTCAATGGCAACGGAATTATACTTGGTCTGTATGACTTTATGTATTATGACGTTAGCTGTACTACTCCTCTTGAAGACAACTACTACCTATCATCATCATGCCCCGCTCCTTATAGTTGGTTTAGAGTAGAGAACGGTGTCATCGTAGAGTTCGGCGAGTGCGGTGCCTCTTTTTTATACCTCGTAAGGAAATGCGGAGCTCCAACATCTCCGTCCTTTATTGTGCTTAGTCCTTTTGCCATAGCTATTGGGGCCACAGTAACGTTATCGGATCCTATCTATGACGGATGTAGATTTGAAGTTGTAAGTGTAATAACAGGCACGCCTGTAGCTTTGGTTACGGCTAAGTATAACGATCCCTGCAGCACACTCTGCTCTTACTACAAGGTATACAACCTTGACTCTAAGCCTGCAAATGTTAGTTATCTTAACTGCGCAGGAGTCGCTCAGACAACAACAATACCTGTTCATAGTTTCATCTATCTTTGTGCAAGAATAAATTCTATAACAAGTTCTCAGACAATAAATGTAATATTTGAGAGCTGCGAATGCCCTGCATAACATGTCATTATACACACTAACATACAGCGACGGAGTAGAAGGATGGGTGTCCTACTACTCCTACATACCCGACTACATGATCGGGATGAACAATTACTTCTACACCTTCAAAGGTGGCAATCTGTACAGACATAACGTCAACCCACTGAGAAATCGATTCTATGGTGCTGACTATCCTTCTACAGTAAAGAGCGTATTCAACGATGTGCCTCTTGAGAACAAGTTATTTAAGACGCTTAACTTAGAGGGTGATGATGCGTGGGCAGCTACGATGATTACCGATATTCAAAACTCAGGCTTTATTGACTACGCTTGGTTTGAAAAGAAAGAACAGTCGTTCTACGCCT